GCAAGAGTTAAGCATTTCTGATAGTTCATCGCTTGGTTCCGATGAATTCAAAACTGCAATCAAAAACTTTTGGACTGGTACTCTTATGAGTATCGGTAACATATTGGGCGAGGCTTTCACCAAGGGATTTAAACCATTCCTTGGCCAAAACTATGTCATCAAAAAAGACTTCAGCAAGGTTCCAGAGCTCCAAGACGATTTGAACAGCAAAGCCTTGCTAGCCAACTCCATGCTTTCAACAATGACTTTGAATGAAGTGAGGAAACAGGTTTGGAGCATTGGGCCGCTGCCCGGTGGCGATGTAACACCCACCAAGCAAACCGTGCAGCCAAACTTTGGCGGCTATGGTCAGCAGTCAATGCCTCAAGAGCCAAGCACTACTGATACTGCACAGCAGCAAGCTCCACAAGTGCCCGAGCAGCTTAACTCTCAGGACGTTCAGCTAGATATCAAAACTCAGAACTTAATGAGCTTCGGTAATTTCATCAAAGGCGAGGGAAAGTCTTGGTGGGATGATCGGGAGGGAGACGCATTCGAGAAGGCTAGGGCCAGGGAAGAACCAATCAAGGAGCTATTCCTTGATATGATTGTCGACCAATACTCGGTTGCTTCCGCGATTGCAAGAGACATGCTCATAACCAAGACGGTTGAAATAACGGACGAGCAAAAGCTAAAAAGAAATATCGCGCAAGCATTCCAAAAGCAGCGAACAAAATACAAAGACAAGTACGTCAAGGTCTTGGATGCAGAGGTTGACCTTGGTTACAATGCGATTTTGAACATGCCTTTTGGAAGACAGAACAGGGAAGCAATATCAGTTATCAAGGATGAGAAATACAAAGATAGGAGGAAAGAGTTATTCAAACGAGCAGAACAGTCTTACGATTACCTATCGCAGACCACGATAGGAAAGGTATTCGATACCATAAAAAGTGGAATAGAAAACAACAAGAGCATAAGCGATATAGGAACGGATATAAAGGACGTTGCTAAGGTCAGTCTATCCAGGGCCGATACTATCGCACGGACTGAGGTTTTGACTGCAAACAGTATCGGGCAAGCTGCAGCTATGAATGATGCGGGGAGTGTATTGCCTGAACTGTATAAGGTATGGGTTAACGCCAATGATGAAAGAGTCAGAGGAAACCCGAGTGGAGAATACCCTAACAGCAAAGCCGATCACTGGGATATCGCAGGCGAGCCTATCCCATACGATCAGAAATTCAAAAACGGTTTAGCTTATCCGCGAGAAGGCGGCGGGCCTGCCCATGAAGTAATCAACTGCAGATGCACGATGGTAGCTGTGGAAAAATCAGATCTATCAAGGCTAGGATTCAAACTATCATAAGGGGAAAGAGATGAATTTGTCTCAAGAAGTCGAAGAGGAATTCTGGAAAAAGAAATTCTGTATTAACGTCAAGAAACTTGGCGACAATACGCTATACGTGGAGGGGTACGCTAACCCAAACACGGTCGACAGAGTCAAGGAACGCATTCGGCCAAAGGGCTGGAAGCTGGAAAGTTTTAATAAAGCTGGTATCATCCTATTCAATCATGATCAAAATAAGCCAATAGGAAAGCCGGTTGATATCGCGATAAAGGATGGCGGTCTTTACATAAAGGCTAGAATCAGTGGCAGCAAAGATCCAGAGATCAGCAAGATAAGAGACTTGATCGAGGAAGGAATCTTAAACACTTTCTCGGTTGGTTTCAAAACTCTTGACGAAAAGCGAATGCAGGATGGAACTACCGAAATCACTGATGCGGAACTGTTTGAAGTTTCCGTAGTATCGGTTCCGGCTAATGCGGATTCACTGTTTTCCATGTCTTCCAAGCTGCTTAAAACAGAAACATGCAACGGAATAATAGAGGAATATCTAGAGATGAAACACGCAACTTCTGCACTATCTTTCCGCGAACAACTATCCAAGAAAAACATCGACATATCGGAAGCAAAGAGCCTGCTAGCAAAGGCTGGCAATATTTCCGATGAAATCATCGAAGGGCTTACCTCGGGCGATATCGAATGGAAGCCAGATATGTATAAGCTGGTAGAAAAAACTCTTGGGATAAAAGTCAAAGCTGAGATGCCTATGGAAGAAACCGAGCCAGTGGAGAATGAGGCGGCTGATACCGAGGAAGTGGCAGCAGCCAAGCCAAGTCAAGAAGAACTAGATAAATTTAAAGAACAATGGCTAGCCGAAACCGCTGCAGCTTCTCCCGATGATTCCAGCGTACCGGCTTGGGTAGGCAATCCAGAACTATGGTCAGTCAGCAAGCAAGCGGCGTTCGATGCCTTGGGCGAGCCTAACTATTCCTTTGCGAGCTCCTGGTATATCGCAAACGGGGGAACTACCGCGCTCGAAGCTGCAGAGGAACTGACTGAAGATTCCGGGAAAGTATCGGACGAAACCCTTGTAGCTTCTGTAGACCAACAGAAAAGCGTGACGGAAAAATCCGCTATACGTTTAAACGTCAAAGCCGATGGAATCGTGCCAGCTCCCACAGCCGCGCAGCAAGATAACCCGGTTTCGGTTCCGGTCATGGCAGCTAGTGCATCGGATACCGAAAATAATCCTTACCTGGATTCTTCAAAGCAAACTAATGTTCTACTTGGCTTAGTGGTTAATTTACTGCAAACTATCTCTAGTCAAATGGAAATGAATCAGACAGGACAGCCAAAGCAGGGGTTAGAATTACCACCAGCTCCGAGCAGTGAGATTCCATTAGGCACCGATGCTGTCAAAAATATGGCTGTATTGGAAGGCTACCTGTCTAAATTAGATTCACGGATTAAAAGCATTCTTGCTTAAACAAAAATCAGGAGTATCAAAAGATGGATCAGGAAATGAAAGACTTGATTGCTAAAGCTAACGCGCTTGAGACAAAAGTCACCGAATTGGAAACCAAGTCTCTCGCAGAAAAAGAAGCCATGTCTTCTATTTTTGTTGGCGGTCAAGCTCCAAGCTATTCTCACGGTTTCTCGGACGAGATGCGAGCAATGAAATTTTTCGGTGTTTCCCACCCAAAAGACTTGCTCGATGTAAATACTTCCCACCCACGTTTTGCCAAGGTTCCGCAAGAGTGCAAGCATACCGTTCTAGAGCTCAAGCGAGCGGTTGATATCTCTCGGTGGACTGCTCAAGTTTTCCACGGCGGCGCACGCGATAAAATCGGGACTTCCAATGACCTGGATCGGGCTGGCTCGATCAAGGGATTGCTGGAAACCTACTATGCCAAAAACGAACTGGTCCCACGGCTTAAGGCTTTCGGGACGGGTGTCTCAGGTGGCGGAGCAGATTGGATTCCAACACTCATGAGCTCAAATTTCGTATCCGAATTTGAATCCCCTAGAATTGTTGAGGATAAATTCCGCGAGATCCCAATGGGCTCAAGCCCGTTCGACTTGCCTATCCAAAATAACGTAACGGTCGCTCGCAAGATTGCTGAAAACACAGCGATCACAGGGGCTAATTTTGGCACTACCAAACTGACATTTACGGCAGTAAAGCTAGGCGAATATTACATACTGCCAGAAGAGCTTACTGAAGATTCTGCCGTAGCTATATTCGATATAGGCCGGTCGGAAATTATTAATGCACAATCAAGGGCCGTCGAAACAGCCATCATCAATGGAGACGATGATGGAACCCATTTGGATTCGGACGTGCAGGCATTGGGTGCCGATGTGGCGCAGAAGATTTGGAAGGGCCTACGCCGCCAAGCCATTGCAAATACTGCGAATAATGGCACGACAGATTTTTCTAACGCCGCCATAACCGAGGCAAACTTGCGCGTCATGCGTCAGCGTATGGGTAAATTTGGAAACAATCCTGCACAGCTTCTGTGGATCGTTTCCTCTGTCGGTCTGCAGCAAATGATGTCTCTACCATCCGTCATAACGGTAGACAAGTACGGTCAATTTGCCACTGTTCTATCGGGCGAAATTGGCCGCTACCAGGGTATTCCTATAATCGTTTCCGATTATATGCGCAGCGACTTAAATGCTACCGGCGTTTATGACGGTGTTACCACGACTCGCACTGCACTTCTGCTCGTGAATTACAGCCGCTGGTATGTCGGTATGCGCCGCGCTATTCGTACCAAGGTCATGGAAGATTTGGCAAATCAAGATCGTTGGTTGATGGCGTCATATCAGCGCAAAGACTTCAAAGGCCACACTCAGTCAGCAACTGAAGTTTCCGTCTCATATGGCTATAATGTCGCTGTTTAATTGATACTCATTTGATTCACCTGGCCGGATTCAATTCCGGCCAGGCTTAACTTTTTTGAGTGGCAGCAATGGTTGACGAAATCTTGAGACTTGGGCTGTATGAGTCACGCTCAATCTTTGAGCTCGGGCCAAGAACAGCGGGCGTTTATTTTCAAAAGATGTTTACCGAAGGCAACTCAATACTGAGTACAGTTTTTGTGCAAAGCATTGCGGCTGCTTCGAGCGTTTATGTCGAATACTATGACTACGGTGTGGGCGGTGATGTTGGCGAGAATGTATTTTTAGGCGATCATGAAGTAATCACGACAGCTCTGACAAGCGATCGTCAACTCATAACGAAGATGCACAACAAGCCCGTGCTCAAAGTCACGGTTGTCGGTTCTGCTGTATTCGGTGTTTACGTAACGGTAGTAGTTTCTCAGGCGTCCGATATAGATTCGGCTCTCAAGAAGGATGGGGAAACCGTCAATCTTGTAACCGATAAGGGTATGCCTCAAGTTATTTTCGATACTGTTACTGGGCTTTGGGAATTCGCAACGGGTACAAACGGAATTCAAGACGTTAATGTCACGGGCGCGATATCAGTCATTGATAACGGAGATCCAGAGTTTATCGACTCTTCTGCTGTAACAACTCCCGGATCAGAACAGACTTTGCTTAGTTACACTGTTCCGGTTTCAAAAACTCTAAATTTGCTAGCGATCAATGTAGCTTGTAGGCAAGAGGCATTGATAAAAATATTTGGCGATGGCGCTTTAATCGGCTCAGGAAGAACTGGCCCAGCTTCCCCAAACTTTAATTATCCGTACCGTGTCGCAAGGTCATTTGTAAGTGGTAAGATAGTTGAGGTAAAGGCTACCGCTCGAAGTGGTTCGGCGATAGCGTCGATTGAAAGCTATGCTCAAGGAACACTGAGCTAAATAACGAAAGGGAGATTTATGGCTGACTTACGCGAAAGTTTTGCTACGTTAGAGGATACAG